GAGCCAAGCAATGTGATATTTCGATAAACATCCAACGTCCCATCGATATTTACATGGACATTCATCCCCAACTGAGTATCTTCGTAGAGTCGTAAGAATGATCCACTTATGAGAAGAGCACCGGCCGAAAATGCAACACCAACAATCATGGTATCGTCTGTGGTCAAAGCATGTGTTCTGATGTAATTCTGATTGTTCTGGAATTGAAGGGAGTAACCTCCAGTTCGTCCAATCTCAATATCTATGTTAGTTTCTTGGCCTACAGAGGGATATTTCTTAGCAATGATGCTTGTTGGAACAGGTGCCCCTCCAGGCGTGTTGCCAAAACCTTCAAACCCCTCAATCCATAATAGTGCCATGGTAACCTCCTAAGAAAAAGGGCGGCCGGGCAGGGTTGGAACCCGAACCCGGTCGCCACGAGGGAGAGCGGTTATGCGCTGACCGTGTAAGTGACTTTGAGTTGGTCACCGTTTTGCACGGCCACGTCGCCTGAGCCGAACAGAGCAGTCGCCCAAAGCGTGCCGCCCGATTCATGATTGCCTTTGAGATTGGCATTGGCAATGCCACCGACCAGGAAAAGCCCCTTGACGGTACCAGAGCCAGTAATGTCGAAGACAGCAACCGCTGAGTTGGTGATCGATTCACCAGAAGCTGCATCTTCAGCCCAACCCGGTCGAGTTGTAGCACTGTCACCATTACCGGCGTCAGTGTAGCTCTGGAACTCGTCCCAGCCATTTTGGGCCTGATCAATATCATCGTAGGTGTCCGTGGCCGCCAATTGCGCAAAATTTGCGTTGTCAATCAGGCCGAGGAACCAAGACGTGATCGCCGACTCTGCGTGGAACTGGACATTGAGAAGTTGATTCTTCCCTTCGTTGACGATGTCATTACTGAAGTGGTACTCATTGTATCGCTTGCCATTTCGCCAGTGCTCGACGACATAGTGACCTTTGAGAGCCAAATCGCTGTCGCCCCCTTCACTGGCCGGGACCAATGCGGCGACTGCCTTCTGGCGAAAATTCAACTGATTTGCGTTCATGAAGAACTCCTAAGAAAGGTGCCAAGAAAAGGCAGACGCCACACATGTGACGACTCACCTTATCAATCAAACTAGATGCTACCAGAACCACGACGTTGTTCACGTTTGATCTGTCGCATTACTTCACGAGCCGTTTGATATGGACGGCCCGACGTATCTTGAACATGGATGTCACCCACACTTGTGTTGTAGGTGTCACCACCTGCGTTGCGATACACGGGCTGTTGACCAGCACCGATCGCTTGCAGTTGAGAAAAGAACCGCCGAGAGTTTTTCGCATCGGTGACTCTCTCACCAGCCGAAAGCATCGCGGGGACGGTATCCGTACCTCTTGCCGTACCACCAGCAGCGAAATAGGGATTGGTGATCACTCCTTTGCCAGCAGGTTTTGTGGAAGTCGCTAGGGCCTTTTGAGCAATGGAAGCCGCACGTATAGCACTGGTAATTTGGTTGTACTTGTCAACCTGTATACCCAGTGCTGTGTTGGTCGTCAGCACAGCAGTCATCTGAGTTTGCTGCTCTGTGGTGACGGCTTCACTTGCTGTCGTTGCTGCCTTCAACTTTGTCTCCATCTGTCCGACAACTCCAACAATCTGACGAAACTTTGCGGCTTCGTCCGTGTCAGCAACGAGAAGATTTTCCTTTCGCTGGACGTTCTGAAGATTAGCCATCAGTCCAAGTGCGTCAACCGCTGCTTGGAATGACGATGCCATCCCGCCAAAAGGATCAGCTTCAGCACCCAAGGTATCCCGTAGAATTTGAGCCTGGTCAACCAATGCATTAAGTAGATTGAGGTTGACATCCCCAGATGCAGCCATCTCACGCATTTCGATTACGATAGCGTTGTAGGTTTTCTGAGCCTCAGTCAGTTCGGTAGGCGCCCCATACATACCAGCAGTGACTGCTTGAGGTGTCTCCAACGTAAGCCTAGACAGTGCTGTCTGTGCATCCTCTTGAGCAGTCAGAGACTTTGCTGAAGTATCCTCCAGAGCAGCATTGAATGCGTCCAATTTATCTTTAGACTCATTCAGACCAGCCTGAGCGACATCCCATTCAGCAGGGCTTCCAAGAGGCAAACCTTCCAGACTCGCGAACAGTTCGATCTCAAGTCGGATCGGATTCGCATCCGCTAGTTTCTGTAATGCGGCATCAACTTGGGCATAGACAGCTTCCATATTGTCTGGAGCGGCCAACAAGGTTTGGACTTCCACGGAATCCATGTCCAAAGCGAGATTTTTGAAGTACTTCTTCGTGAGTTCTGAGCCATCCAAGCCCAGTTTCTCTGAGTCCTTTGCCACGCTCTCAAGGAGTGTGGCGATCTCTTTTTCAATCTGCACCCGATTGGCAGCGACAGTAGCCGCATCTAAAGGCTGGCCCTTTTCGTCGTACACACTATGGAGGTCCAGGATCTTTTTCTTTTGAGCATCCCAAACTGCCAGCATCGCCGCAGCTTCTCGCGCATTTTCGGACAAGAGCACTTTCTCTTCACCCAGACGACCCTGGTATTTCTCGCTGGCTTTAGTCAGATTGTTGGTGAAAACTCGGGCTTGAGAATTGAGCCTATTCTGCCTACTACGACTTTTGCCGACGATATCCAAGCTGTAGGCTTCCTCGTTGAGAGAGATGGCTCTCTTATGGGATGCAATAGCAGCTTTCTCGTCCCCAACCTCCTGCAAGGCAACAGCTTTTTGTGAAGCCCTAGCAGCCTCTGTTTTCAGTAACCTTAGTTGCTCTTCCTGGCTACTAGTGCCCTTCACCTTACGCTCAAAGAGAAGGTCGTCAAGATCTGTTTTCAATCCTTTAATGGCTGTCCGAGAATCTTCGATTCTCTTGGTCAGTCCACTTGAAGCCTTACCGATGGCTTCGACCGCAGCTTTACGCGCACCAAGAATCTGACTCAGCGCCCATTTGGTGCTGGAAACCATGGAGTCGTTATCATTCTTGACAATGGCAACTTCTTCCAGATAGATTTTTCTGAAAGCAGCCAACTCTTGGGCGTGGAACTTTTTCAGTTCTTCGAACTTCTTTTTCTCGGAGGCCAATTCCTTGGCTATTCTCTTCTGCGTGCTGGACAGCTTTTCGTCGTTGGCAGCCAAAGCATCAGCGAGTTCCTTTTCGCGCATCTGTTGGATCTTCTTGAAGGCAAAGGCGACACCTGTGATCACGAGGGCAGCCACGCCGATTACACCCAATGCTAACTGTAATTGCGTAGCAGCGGCAGCGGCGGCTTGGAAGCCACCAGCCACTATCCATGCTTTCACATTGACCGCCGTCAACACGACACCAAAGGTAACCAAACCAGCGACTAAAGTTGGAATTGTCTTAGCCATGGATTCAAAAACGAGAAGGAGATTTTCGGCACCCCCAAGCAGTTCGGACATATCGATTGCTGATTTGAGAACAGCTTCACCAAATTCATCAGTGAAGAAATTCTTCACTTTGTTCAACTCTTTGGTGATTCTCTCAGCATCGGTGGTGATTACGATCTCATAGGCTTTGTCGTAGGCATCTTCTAAGGCAGTTTCCTGCTCTCTGATTGTCTTGGTGAAATGTTCGGCCTCGTCACCGACCAGACCCAACCCACCTGTCAAACCACGGATACGAGGAATCAACTTAGCCACGGAAGCGGCTGTTCCATCCGTCGTCCCAACGACCGCCCGCAAGGCTTCTTGTAGGTCGTAGGCTTCGAGCAACTGCTCACCAGTGGCAAAGCCTAACTGTCGCATGGCGTTCGTCATGTCGGTGGTAGGCTTCAGGAAAGACTGCATCAGGCCACGAACTTGCGTGAATGCCTTATCAGTTTGGATACCTTGGATTGTCAAGGTAGCCATTGCAGCATTGATTTCCTCGAAAGCGATACCGAGTTTCTCGGCAGTCGGGGCCACAGTACCATACCCTTGGGCTAACTCCTCTGCCCTGGTACGGCCTAGTTCAATCGTTTTGAAAAACTTGGCCGCCACATCCTCAGTATCGGCAACAGTTTTACCGAAAGCATTCAAGGTTCCAGACAGCAAGTTGACGGAGGTAGCCAAATCTGTTTTGGTGACTTTGGAGAACTTGGCAGCAGAATTCGTGAACTGTTCCACGGCATCCGCAGATTGAGCAATCTGATTCGAGATTACTTGATAAACCGCTTCCGCAGTATCACCAAGCTCAACATTGAATTCGTCAGAGATTCGGCGGACAACGTTGGAGATGTTTTCAAAACCACCCATCTCTCGACCGATGGTTTCGATTTCTGCTATGGCCTTTTGAAAATCAACGGCATCGCCAATGGCAGACTTGAGTGATTGCCGAATGATATTGAGGCCGCGAACAATAGCTTGAGTTGCAACAACTCTACCCATCGTCTGCCAGGAGACAGTCCATTTGCTCGCAGCTTTTGCTGCCTCTTCACCAGATTTCCCTACGGCGTTGCCAGCACCAGCCGCAGCCTTCTGAATCTTGCTGAAGTCACCCTTGGCCTCGTTTGAAGCCGTCTTCATGCGCTGTAGTGCGCCAACGGTTTTTCCGCCCTTTTTGTTGAAGCCATCCATGGCCCGAACAGCCGCACCTAGATTGTTTGTGTACGCAACCAGGGCACTGTCAAGGTCATGTAGCGTTTGAATCGCTTTGGTGGCATCTAAGCCCAGGGTTTGATTGATCTGGTCTGGCATCATTTCACCCTATGTCGAGTAACTTTCAGTGACTTCCACGGAGACGGCAGACGAACCTGGGCGGCAAAACGACGAAACGCTTCTTGACCCTTTAATTGGAAATGATAAGGGCCCGGTTTCTTCAAGCGGTAGAAAACAGCGGGATCACTTGATGGCGAGTTATACTCGTTGTGGACAAGATGTCGAAGAGTGGTGGAATACGAAAAGGAGTAGATGCCCTTCTTAGGGTCCGCTTTGATTTCCCCATCGCCATGACGTTGCCCGTATGGGATTCGACTCTCAACGGTCGGCGCGATAGTCAATGCATACTCAACCTCTCGTGCGAGTCTGAGGAATGTAGCCCGTGAGGCACCACTCCATGTGGGGATTTCAGATAGAACAGCTTCGAGCCAAGTAAAGGCTGCATGAGCAATATCATTTGACAGTGACTCATGCAGCCGTTTTTGGTAGTCAGCGAAGTTGATTCGAAAACCGACTAGCGTGCCTTTGAATTTCATGGTCAGAAGCCTCCATGTCAGCGTCTTGACTTTGGCATCGGAGGATTCTCGTCATGATCACAAATTTGATCGAATGCGAGAATCATAGCCTGGGTCTGGACGCCGTTGTCATCCCAAGTGGACTTGACATTCGGAGGAGCTATGCCTACTCGGATGCAGGCTCGCCAGATTGCGTACTCCCCGGTGCGATACTTTGGCCAGAGTATTCGCTTGGATCTGTCTCCTGACCAGCTAGAAAAGACTCACGAGCTTTCTGGAGTTTGGTCTCATCCAGAGAATTCGCCTGGAAGACGAGTGCTTGCACACGATTGATCTCGATTTGATTGAGACCACCCGTTCTCAAGTCGTCAGCCCAGTTATCCCAAGTTGAGGGATTGTCTAGGTCGACTGTATCCCACTCAATCTCACTGGGTTCCAGGGACGTGATGATCATCCAAGAGATTCGTCTCTTGTCATGGGTTTTGACCATATCCCGGTAGCCGGGATCGTTTGGATTCGGGGTCCAATTTTCGCCAGCTTTCATGACCCCAGGTGCCTTGGGCTCAGGGCACAGTGCTTGGAAAGCATCGTAGTTTGGGATACCCACGGCTCGAAACACGATAGTGTTGTCACCACGTGGCAGCACAAGGATTTCCTCGGACGAAAGTGTTGACGGATCGATTCCACCAATCTTCATGTTTGTTCTCCCTCAAGAGCAAAAGAAAAGCCGGGGATGGGTACATCCCCGGCTTGGAAACGTTACTGAGCAGTTCGTGTGATGATCGGTTCAACCACGTTGCACCGACCGGACACGGAAATCGTGGCTTCACTGAAGTCGACTTCCCGGCTCTCAGAGCGGAACTCCGGGAAGACTGTCGTCTCGATCTCGGAGGTGGTACACAGGGGTGTGTAAACAACCTCGATGTCGATCGCGTAGGGCTCACAAGGATCGGCCGAGCTACTGACCCATCCACTCGCACCGCCCCTCTTCTTCAGAGCATCCATCACCGAGATCTCTTCGCTTGTCCCGGTGGTGATGAACTCATAAACGAAGTCGATGGAGACATCGATCGGGACTTGGGCGCCTTCACGAACCGTGTCGAGAATGTCACGATCGAGGTCGTACTCATACTCGCTGGACTCGGTGTAGGTGATGTTCCCGTCACCAATCTTGATGTCGAGTTGCTGTGGCAGGAAAGTGATTACATCATCATTGGCCGGTAGGTCACCACCGTCCAACGCAGGCGTAAACGTCAATTCCCAGGTCGTAGCACCATCATGGAGCAACGTGATGTCTTCCGCACTGGAAGCATTCGTCAGGGATGTTCCATCGACAGTCATCAGGGCAACGTCGGTTGCCAAGTACTGCCCACGGTATTCAATAACGAATGGGCCTTCAGATGCACCCGTAACAAGAATGTCATCAGCATCAACATTTGAGAGGGCGAGTTCAAGAGCATCAATGATGTCTTGAGCAGAGGCATCCCACTGGATAGCTGCCGTGGGCCCTTGACCATCCCAGGTCAGGGTGAACGTACCCGCCGAGGGCGTGTCCAAGTCGAGCGTCTGTTGCTCGTTGGCATTCGAAGCTGTCACAACAAACGTTGTGTCGGCAACAGTGTCAATGGTGAAGCGAACACCGGCTGGAACCGTAGTCAGCGACCCCGGTAGCCCAGACAGTGTATCGATCTCCAAAGTCGTATCTGACCCGGCGATTGCCGTGTCATCCACAAGACCAGCCCCAGCCCAACCATCCTTCAAGCGTACGACCGTATTTTTCAATTCTATGCGCGCGATGACACACCTCCTTACTGAGCAGTTCTCGTGATGATCGGTTCAACCACGTTGCACCGACCAGAGACAGAAATCGTGGCTTCGCCGAAGTCGACTTCCCGGCTCTCAGAGCGGAACTCCGGGAAGACTGTAGTCTCGATCTCAGATGTCGTACACAGGGGCGTGTAAACGACTTCGATGTCGATCGCGTAAGGCTCACAAGGATCGGCTGACGAACTTCGCCACTCGGCCGCACCGCCCCTCTTCTTCAGAGCATCCATCACCGAGATCTCTTCGCTTGTCCCGGTGGTGATGAACTCATAAACGAAGTCGATGGAGACATCGATCGGGACTTGGGCGCCTT